CAGGCAATAGTTCTTTGTATGCTTGTGCTTGAAACTGTGCTACAGATTCTGACAGTAAAGGATGATGTACTCCTGTTGCTCCAGGAAAAGGCTCTGTTCTATCGTCAGTTTTAATACCTAGTAGATCTAATCCTTTGGTAAACGAATCTAACCATTCTCTTCTTGATTCTTCGTCCTCATCAAAATCTGAACATAGATCCATCGATAGACTTCTAAGATCATCTTCTTCTATGAGATTTGCTAAATTATTGTTAAAGTCTAAAGCAGAATCAGGAATTATTTCTATTGTTTGATCTTCATCCTGTTCTATTACAATATTGTCTGGTAATATGTCAGCAGCAACCTCTGGGATTTCGACTTCTGTTTCTTGGTTAGATTTTTCGATTGCCATTTTGTGATATCATATACTAAACATTTATTAATAGTAAATCCGACTTCTTCTCGTAATAGGTTCATCTTCGTAATCTGTATCTAGTTTTACGAATCCACCTTGTCTAAATCGCATAAGTGCCTGTGTTGTACTGTCTACTAGGTCGTCATGTTCGCCATTAGGAAAATCGCACAGTTCATCAACAAGTTGTTCAGCCCAGCTGTGTTCTGACACCCACACATACCCACTACTAAAAAGTGGAGTACATGCGTTGACTCTAGCAATTTTATCTTGTCCACGACTTGGCGTGAATGTTTGTACAGGAATACCGATACTGCGTAATTCTTGAGTGAGTGGCATACCACTGGCTTTGCCCTCTATAATTACAGACTCAGGAGTCCACTCTTCATATTGTTCTAATGCTTTCTGCTTTAATTCAGGGAAAGAAAACCTGTCGCGAACTGAGTTAAGTAGAATTATATGTGCTTCATTGCCTGGATAGTGTTCATCACCGATGGCTCCTTCGGGATAAAATACTCCCCATGTAGTTATCGCAGAAAAATCTGCTCTTTCAGATTTTAAAAAAGCCGTGTCGTAAGATTGTATTACATAGTCTACTTTTGGTGCATTATCTCTATCCCATATCTTTATCCAATCTCTATTTATTATAGAGGCTCCTTCGCCTGTTGGATTTTGCATGTATTCTGCTGCCCATTTACTTGGAGAGATAGAGGCTTTTATCTTTTGTAGTTCGCTTAGTTTCCAATATTCCTCCCACAAAGATTTACCAGAAGGGAGTATCGCAGGCAGTTCTATAATTTCCCATTGGTCTGCGTCTTGGTCTTCCATCATCTTTTTAACAACTCGACCAGTCAAGTCTCTCTTTGACCAACGAGTCATAACGATTACAATCGCTCCTCCAGGCTGGAGTCTTTGTCTCGGTCCAGTCATGTACCACTCATAGGCATCGTCTAGTGCCGACTGACTCATGGCATCTTGTTCGGAGTGCGGATCGTCGATGATAAATAAGTCTGCTCCTCTACCAGCTAGAGCACCACCGACACCTGCTGCGTAATACTCACCATTTAGTTTGCCGTCTGTTGTTCTTGTTTCCCATCTTCCTGCAGCTTTGCTTTCTGGGTTTAGTTCTACATTCGGGAAGATATCTCTATATTGTCGAGTGTCGATTAAGTCTCTTATCTTTCTACCAAATCTTACTGCTAAGTCGGCAGTGTGTGTTGCTTGTATAATTTTTAGTCCTGGATTTTTACCAACAAGATAAGCTGGGAACAGGTAAGAGGCAAACTCAGACTTTGTATGTCTTGGTGGCATGTTTATAATTAATCTTTTTAAATCGCCTGATGCTATTCGGTCAAAGGCTCTTGACATTATTCGATGATGCTCACCCTCTATGAAGTCTTGCCACATAGATTTGACAAATGGTAAGAAATTAGTCTGTATTGTCTCCTTTTCCTGGAGCTCTGCCAATCGCTCACTCAACTCAAGATGTTCTATCAGGAGTTCTTGAGGAATATTCTTTAGCTGATCGTCATTCATAAAAAATTTGTTGCAAAAAATTTTTGTGGACATGCTTTCCGAACCAACGCACAGTAATTTTATATGCAGTCGTTCTTGCAGGGGGGTCATCAGTCCAGGAGTCAATACCCCTTGGGTTCTTGTAGAAAAGAATCCTAGTCATTCGACTCTTGGTCTTTGTCTTCTCGAACTATGTCAAGAGTTTCTTCAGCCTCGACAGTGTAAGTCGTCCTTGGTAAAATGCCTCCTGACTGTTCGTGAAGTTCTTTTATCCTCTCAATTATTTGTAGCTTTGACATATCGGAAGTTTTATTAACTGTTAACTCCTTGCGATCTACATATAATCCTGATGCTTTTCCTCGATTAATCTCTGCTGTGACAGCAGCACCGAAGGCATTATTTTCTATTGCTTTATCGCGAATGTCCTCTAAATTTTTTAGATGATTGGCAAGAGTCAATGATGCTCGTACTGCTCCTTGGTTCTGTAACTCTTGAATCCTGCGTTTTACCAATGGCTCATGGTTCGCGAGGTATGCTCCTGCTCTCTGTGCATTCTTGTGTGAATATCCAGCAAGGACGGCTGACTCCTTTAAGCTGGTTCCCGATGCTACTGCTTGTGCGAACTTTTCTTGTTTCGGTGTTAGTTTCTTTTCCTTGCGACTTAGTTCCATATATGTTATTCCTCCGTACACACTATATAAGGACGTGGATACGCTGTTGATTGAATCATAATACTAAACTCTTGCTATCGTAAAGGATACGCATGCATTACGCATATTACTCAACAGCTCCAATACTATACCAATAGGTCAAGCCAATACGCTGTATTATCTTCTACAAGAGTCTATTGGCAAGATCCTATTACCCTATTGGCTGTGTTGAAACTTTTGACTAACTCAAAAACAAAAATCCATTCTTCATATATATGGCGATAACCCAATATAAAAATGGCTCCCGAAGGAGCCATTTATCAAAAGGTAAGTTGTTATTCGTAATAAGCTACAAAATCAGCGACAATCTTCTTAGGAAGTTGTGTAAATAAACACTCTATATCGTTGAACTTTTTGGTAATACCTGTAGCATTATCTAGCAAAAAGTATTTAGCAACAGTGGTCTGGTCGTCGAATATTGTAAACTCGTTATTAGCTGTATCGATAGATTGACCCTCAGCAGTATTATGCCAGAATGTTTCTATGGCTAGTTCGATTAATTGATCTTTTGTCATAATTTTCTCCTTTTTTATATATAACATTATTTCATTCTAAGGCATTTTACATAAAAGTAAAGGACTTTAATAAAAATAAAGGACTTTTTTCTCGAGCAAAAAATGGGATCCGAAGATCCCATAATTAAATCATCCTCCGATGTAAACATAAGTATTACCATACTCGGTAAGATGGTAAGTAACAGAAATACCAGTGCCATGTTCGCAAGTATTACTTGCTTCACCAGCTTCGTCGAATGCTTTTTGTTTCAAAGCGGAAAATCTATCTGCCTCGTCACAAATCGATAAAAAATCTTTCCAAGAAAGTTTAACTGAATTAGCTGCACAAGAAGGGAAATAAGTGTCGCTATAACTGTCGTCCTTAAACGAACCAGTCCCACCATCCTCTTCTCTTTGGTGGTGCCAAACTCTTGTACGCACATTTAAACGCACTTTACCATACTTCGCAGGATTGTTTTTCAAACCTGTTATTAACTCCCTAGCTTGAGTGCCAGACAAGTAGTAATCAAAGTTTTCTTCTTTCATGTTTACTCCTTTTTTATTTAACATACCACTCATCATAAGTGATTGTACATAAAAGTAAAGGACTTTTTTAAAATAAAAAAATGACTCCCGAAGGAGCCACTTAACAACAGCCAACAGGCAAGAGTATTATCCTAGTCTACCCTCGCATATTGGACCGATGCCTCGCTCTATGGAAATCTTGTTAGTAAGCGTACGATTACACACCCCACACTTACCAAACTTTTGCCCATAAGCACGAACCTCGGTAAGTGGATCCTTGGCGATCGCTTGAATAGAGTCAATATGTTTCTGGGCAAGTTTATACCCAAATAACTCGCCAGTCGGTGTAATCTTAGCTAAGTAATCGCCGTCAAAAGCTACATACACACAACCAGGATTTTTACCATTATCAGGAGCCAATGTAAACTTGTATCCTTCGCCAGCAATTAGACGAGCTTTCTTACCCTTGTCTGTGGCAGCAAGTAATTTGTCCTTAATAATTGTAAGATCGACAACAGCTTTCGGCTCAGCTTCTTTTTTCTTGGCTTCTTCGTAAGCTACTTGTCGCCCCAACATACGATAAGCAGCAGCAAGTTGTTTTTCTGTAAGGTCACCATATTTATGTATCGCCTGTACAAGACTGCGAGCAAAATCGTTTTCGTTAGATTGTAACACCAGAAAAATGTAAAGATCTTTGTGGTCAGCACAGAAAAACTTGACATTCATCTTTCTTTCTTCGGTAGCTTTGCGTTGGCGAGCAAGTTTTGCTTTGGCTCTGTCTTCGGCGGAAGATTTAAATCCACCTTTGCCATTACAAGCACGGCACTTACCCTCGTACCTGTTAACATAACCACCAACCCACACACCAGTGCCGTTACAAGCATCGCATTTATACTTAGGTTTAAATGTATCACCAACTTTTATTTCATTAATGTTTTTCATTTTATGTCCTTTTATGTTTATTTGTTTCTTCCCATTTTTTTACATATTCTGTATGCTTATCTTCAAGAGCCTTCATCTTTGCGGGATATTCGTCTTGATTTCTACAAGCATTGTTCAAACGATTATAGATAACCTCAAAGTTCTCTATATCTAAAAAATCATGATTCTTATCTACAAGCATATTTAAAAGACCTTGCATAAATCTAGTTTCTTTTTCATTAAGATGAACCCTACATGAATTTTTATCTCTGCTCATTTTTACTCCTTTTTTATTTAACATACCACTCATCATAAAGGAATTTATTCAAAAGTAAAGGAGTTTATTATCTTTTTTTCAACCTTTATAATTGTATACATGGTCGATCTAAACAAGATCTATAATTACTCTCCCGAAAACATAGCACCAGAATTATTAAAAGCAACAAAAGATTACGAACTAATACCAGAAAAATCTTTTATGCCAACAGAGTCTGTGAGGCAAACAGTCTTAGAGTTTATTGAAGAACCTGCAAACGACATTATAAGTTTCCCATTTTTAACACCAGAATATTGTAAAAATTTAATAGATGTTTGTGAAGCCATCGGTAAATTTGATCATCGTCCTGGAGATGCATACCCAGCACCAGAGATTGACCTAAAAGACTTATCTCCTTATGCGAACACTGCCCATATAAACATGATAGAAAAACACATACTACCTATTGCAACATCGGTTTGGCATTTTCCTGTGGTTTGGTTGTCCTCTGCTTTTGTAGTTAAACATAGTGAAGATGGTCAATTA